TCAGGGATTGCCTGACCTTAGAGGGCTGATAGCGGCCAAAGAAGGTGAAGGGGACGCTGACAATACGCCGCCTGAAGAGGTGACGCCAGAGGCGACGGATAAACCGCCGCTGAACGAGACGGTGGAAGAACCACCGCCCGAACAACCAACAGACAATCCGGAGGAAGAAGTAACAATGGACGAGCAGATGGTGAACGCCATCATCAGTGCGGTAGCCGAGGAACTGGGTGTTGAACTGACTGAGGAACAGACTCAGGCGGTTCTTGCCCGGCTGGCCGAGGCGTCGCAGGATATGGAAGAAACCGAGGACGAGGCCAAAATCGCCGAACAGCGAACGGAAATCGCCAGCGAAGCGGCAAAGGCCATCGTCAAAATCATGCAGGACACCAGGGCGGCTGCTGATGAAGCGGCTAAGGCGGCTCTCAAGGCGATGAAGGATACACCCGCCAAACCGAAACACAGTCCGTACACGGGCGGTGGCGGTGACAAGAACCCGGCCAATAAGGGCGCCGACATCATCACGCGCAGCGTGAAGTACGGGAACATGTCGCCCGAAGACATGTCCTTCTTTTACTCGCTGAACAAGGCTCATACCAGGGGCAACTGGCAGCCTGACGGCGAATTCATCCGCGAATTTTCGGGCAAGGCCGTAGAACTGTACAACGGCCACAAGCTGGACATCGATGCGAAATACATACCGGCATTGAAGGCAATGGCTGCACTTGCGACCAAGTCTGACGAACTGGATCACAGTACGCAGTCCGGTTACGGCGACGAGTGGGTGCCGGATTTGTGGGCGTCGGAACTATGGCGGAAGGCGCGACTGGATAACGTTATCCTGCCGCTGTTCCGCACGGTTGAGATGCCGAGTAATCCGTATGAACTGCCCATCGAAGGCGCCGATCCCACGGTCTCCTACGTGCCCGAAACGTCCGGTGAAGCTCACCTGTTACTGAGCGGCGCTGGTAATCCTATTCCCGACAGTAAAATCGGGTCGGGAAAGGTGACGCTGACGGCCAAAAAGCTGGCGTTGCGGGTCGGCTTCAGCCAGGAATTGGTTGAGGACAGTATCATCCCGGTGATCAGCATCTACCGCGAGCAGGCCCAGCGGGCCATTATGGACGCGATAGACAACGTCCTGCTCAACGGCGACGACACCAACGAAGCCACCGGCAACATCAATCTCGACGATGCCGATCCTGCTGACACCCTAATGTATCTGGCGATGAATGGCCTACGTCATTCGGCGCTGGTCGAAGACACCGCAAGGGCCGTGGACGCCTCCGGCGCTGCGCCCAATCTGGCGCTGTTGCGCTCGGCGCGATTTGCCATGCTGACCAAGTACGCACAGAGTGTCAAAAATCTGGCGCTCATCGCTGGCGGCGAGGTTTACGCCAAACTGCTCAGTCTCGATGAATTTATCACCATGGATAAGGCCGGGCCAAATGCCAGTGCTATGACCGGGCAAATCGGTTTCATTGACGGCATTCCGGTTCTCACAAGCGCCGAGTTTGGCCTGACCGAGGCTGATGGCAAGATAAGCACGACCGCGGGCAACAACACGCTGGGACAGTGTCTCTACGTGTACCGGCCAAGCTGGACTGTCGGTTACAGGCGCAAGGTCAACTTGACGGTGGACTACCTGCCGTACTTCGACAGTTACCAGTTGGTTGCATCGGTGCGATTCGCCTTCGCGCACTTCGACAACGACAGCGCGTCGGTGCTGTATAACCTGGCGGTGTAATCATGCTTCAAGAACAAATCGCCATCACTAATTACGTTCAAGCACTGCCGTTCCAGGCCACAAATGTACCGGACGATGCCGGAAATGCGTATGCGGTAGAGCCTACCAGTCTCGAGTACGTCATGCCGTGGAAAGGTTCTATCGTCGGCATCAGCGTCCGGCATAATGCCGACCTGACCGGCGGCGTTATCACCTGGCGGGCTACCATCGACGGCACAGGAGATGACACCCTAACTGTCGTCACCGACGACACCCACCAACAGGCCTACGACAGTCAGGCAGGGCGGGCTGTCCCGTTTGCAGCCGGTGCCCGAATCGGCGTGGACTGGACAAAAACCGGGACGGTCGCGCCGACGACATCCGACGTTGCCATCACACTGTTCGTGTTGCTGGAAGGCATCGATTTGTAGGAGGTATCTATGAGTCGCTTCCAGGAATACCGGGTAGCGGTTACGACAACGGGTGAGGCCGGTAGCGCGACGGGTAGCGCCAACAGCGAAACGATAAACGGCGAAATCCACGCCGTCCACATCGATTACAACGCGAGCGCGCCGGATACGACCACTGTTGACATCGACGAAGTCGGCGGCGCAGCGCGCAAGATACTGGATAAGGCGGCGAGCAAAACCGACGTCACCCATTACCCGCGTGTGGCAGTTGAGGACAACACCGGGACTGGCGTGACCTATGACGGCAGCAACGAAATCTACGAACCGTTCGCGCTGGCCGGTCGGAAGTTGCAGGTGGCGGTGGCGGCGTCCGATGAACTCACCGATGCGGTTGTCGTCACCATAATCGTGAAGGAGGAATGATGCCTATCAGAGTGAAATCATACTATGTCGGCTACCGGGGCGGCGGTCTTATCCGCATCCCGGCTGGCGAGTATGACGAAAACGATCCGGCCTTGAGCGGGCTGGCAGGGTATCTGGTTGATACCGACCATGCTGTGCAACTGAAGGCGGTGGAAGTTAAGCCTGAGCCGGAAACCAAAAAGGCGCTTGGCGACATGACGGTGGCCGAATTGCGAGAGTTTGCAGAAGCGCAGGACATCGAACTGGGCAAAGCCAAAAAGAGGGCCGACATCATCGACATCATCAGGGAATGGTCGCAGGCTCAGGTGAGGTAGGCGGATGTACCAACCCTGGCTGACGACGCTGGACCATGTGCGCCAGCACCGCAGACTGGCCGCGACTGAAACCGATGATAACCCGCTGCTTCAATCATTCATACGCGGCATTTCGCAGGACTTCGTGACGGCGCTGCAACGCACACCTATGCCGTATGTGATGACACGACTGTTTGACTACGGCGGCGAGTACATGAAATCGGCCCGTAAGCTGTTGCTGGACGAAGACTTGCTGGCGGTGACAACACTCACCAACGGTGATGATTCGGTTGTGAGCAGCGACGACTACGTGCTGATTGGCGCCAACCGGTATCCGAAGTTTGGAATCCGGCTTAAGGTCAACAGCGGCGTGACGTGGCTGTACGACGATGACCCGGAAGAGTGTATCAGCGTTGCCGGAACCTGGGGCTACGTCCCGCACTACGCGACCAACGCATGGAAAGATAGCGGCGTGAACGTGCCTGCCGGGGACATGACGGCGTCGGCCACGTCGGTTGAACTCGGCGAAAACGAAGGTGCTTTATTCGAGACGGGGCAGTACATCCGTATCGAAAGCGAAACGATACAGGTCACGGCTATCAGCGACGACACGCTGACACTGTCTCGCGGTGAACTGGGCACGACCGCCGCCGAACACGCCGAGGGCGAAGACATCGAGACATTCCACCAGTTGGAAGACATCAAAGCCGCGGTTCGGGAACTGGTTGCGTACCGGTACAAAACCAAAGACCAGATCGGCGGGCGGGTGCAGGTGTTCCAGGGCGGCGTGTTGCAGGTGCAGGACGTAGACCCGATGGTGCAGGAGACAGTTGACCGGCACCGGCGGGTGCGGATTTCGGGGATTGGATAATGGCGACAGTAACTACCGTACAGGATCGCATTTGCGCGATTAACCAGACCATATCCGATGTAAATGCCGAGCGTTATTTCCCGGAAAACCCGGATAGCGCCCGGATGCCGCTGTTGACCTGTTTGCCGGGCCGAAACGTCAACCAGAAGGGACGGGGGACGAATTCCAATCTGGGCACACGCGAGTATCGGCTACTGTTAATCGTCGAAGCGTGGATGGCAGGTATCCCGACGGAATCGGCGCAAGCCGACGCTGAGACACTCATCGACGCTATTGAGGATGCCTACCTGTGCCGACCTCGCCTGGAACTGAACGGCGGCGACCCGCTGGACGGTGTTACGGCTGTGACTTTAGGCGGCGACAGCGGATTGATTCCATTCGGCGAATTGTGGGTGGCGGTGGAATGGCCGCTGTCCATCACGACACGTAAAACATTCGATTATGCAGGGGCGTAACCCTGCCGGGAGTAAACAATGACAGCAACAAACGGCATGATTGCCGGAATCTATAACGGCTGGATTGCGTTCCGGGATAGTAATGGTTATCCGATAGGAACGGAAACCGCTCCGGATGATGTGTCAAACGGCACGACCACCCACGCCTACCGGATTAAACATCCGATTTCCATCGGTGCGCCGGACATCACCCGCGAGATAGCCACCCGCAAAGGCGGGCAGGCCATTCGCGGGCAGCGGCAGCTTGGAGTGGGAAACATCGGCCCGTTTGAAATGGTGCTGGATGCGTTCGATGAACAATTCCACGCCTATGTCAGTGCCAGCGCGGTGGACGAAACGACCATGACGGGCTGGGCCATCACCGCACCTAACACGAAAAAGGGCGTCTTACCCAAATTCGTTCTGGGCATGACGGTGGGTTTCGAGACCGAAGGCGGCGCCGCTGAATACATGAACTACATCTACAGCAACGTCCAGATTGACCCGGTTATTCCGGGCGGCAGTCAGGACGGCGGCGAAAACCCGAATCCTCTGACCTACCAGGTGACGCCAGACTTCAGTCTTCGAACCGGACTGGGCCGGTTGCTCAGCGGTATGAGCCTGTCGGTCGCTGAGGACAGCGACCTCATGATAGCCGTGCGTAACGACAAGCCGATTACGTTAACAACCTACGTTGACGACAACGCAGCCGGGACATTCACGCTGGGTTACAGGCCGACGTCTGACGACGAAACCGGCGCTGCCGAAAACAGTATCACCAAAAATGGCACCACAACCGCAGTGACCTCAGTGGCAAAGACCACCGGTTTGGTGACACAGGTAGCCGCTGGAACCGCTGGAGACATCTGGGTCGTGGCCTATCCCACCGACTACGTGGCAATCTAAGGGATGGCCTGATGGATAAACGACTGGGCAAACGCGATGCAAAGGGCAAAGTAACCCAAAACCCGGAAGCGACTATTTCCGGTCGGCCTCTGCCAAGTAAGCCCTATTCAACGCTGGAAATCGGCGGCGGGTATTTTGTCGTGAAGGACACATTCCCGGCGACTGACGATAGCGAAACTATAGCGGAACTGAAACGGAGGGTTAAACGCCCGCCGTCAAGGGCCGCCAAAAAGGGCGATGCCGATGAAACATAGCGCATTCGGCGGCGCGATAGTGTTCGAGATGGGTTATCGAACGCTGGAGACCGACATGCTCGGCAGCGATATGCAGAACGCTGTGCCGCCACAGGAAGATTGGCCGCCTTCAGTGGCGTCAGGTCACGCCGTATTCACTCTGGTTGTGCCCACCACAAAATCTATTGTCATCGACTGGCCCGGTGAATACCCTGAACCGCTCACCCAGCTTGCGGATTTCTGGCAACAGGTACAGGAAGGCCGGGACTATCCCGCGCTGTGGGAGGCGTTCAAAAAACTGCCGGGCGAGATAGTGGATGAATGGTGGGAAGCGTTTCAGCGAACGAAGTTGTCGGCGTTGTTTGCGCCACTGGAAATACAGCCGGGCACTGGCGAGGGCGGTGAAGGCGCGAAAAAAAAAGGCAGTTCTGGCGGGCCGAAATAGCGGGATGGTGTACAACGCAGGCAGCGGCAGAACGTAAAGCGAAGACTCACGCCAAAAATAAGGTGCTGCAACTGGCACGGCCCGGCACGAGGTACACCTGGCATCCTCGCCTGGTGTTTAAGGCGGCCCTGGCGTGGGAACGTAATGACTATCGCTGGCCGCCGCCGATGCCCTGGGAAGTGGCTCAAATCCCGGATGGCTGGCTGGATGACATCGACACTATGCTGACCGAATTGCAGTACGCGCGGGACTTCCAGAAACGACCGCCGACCATGAGGTAGGCTATGGCAACCACCTTAGAGGCTCTAAATCTAAAGTTCACCGCGAAAGCCGACGAACTAAAAAAAGCGCAAAAGACGCTGAAAGAAGCGCGCGGTGAACTGAAGAACTATTCAGCCGAACAAACTCGTTCGGCTCTTGCCGCGTCCAAACTTGAGAAGGCGTTAAGCAAAGAACAGAAGGCAATTGTTAAGCAGGTTGAAACGACAGTCAAAGCGGCCAAAGCTACCCGCGATTTAAAACAAGAGCAAGAGCGGCTCGAACAGCAGATACGCGAGACGTCGGGCAGTGTGGTTGATTATAACGACCGTTTTGCGGAAACCTCTCGTAGCGTGGCTCTGGCCGGTGACGTGCAGTCGAACCTCGGCGCGCTACGAGGCCTGGCCGGGTACGCCGGTATGGGCGGCGCAGGTGAGGCTCTCGGCGTCAGCGGCGAAATGGTTGCGCTGGTCGAAGAGTTACCGCGCCTGAAAATGTCGTTGGCCGGGATGCCCGCGACTATCAGTTCGGCGGTGACGGCGCTTGGCCCGGCAGGAATGGTAGCCGGTGTAGGACTGGTAGCTGCAATCGCCGGTCTTGCGCTGGTATCCAGTCAGGCAGCAGCCGAAGCCGAAAAATATAAACAGGCCATAGCTTCAAGACTGGCCGCTGAGCGGGAACTGGCCGAAAACATAGCCGCAGGTATGACCAGCGAGCAAGCCCGCGAGCACATAGCCGAACTCAGACAGACGATTGAAACCAATCAACAGCTTCTTGTTGACGCTGAGGAAACCCTTTATGAAGAGCGGTTAGCCGCCTTTGAAAAGCACGGTGGCGCTGGCGCTATGTGGGGCGAGCATTTTGCTGGCACCATGAATACGGTCTTTGATGCAATTGAACTTGCTGAAAAAAATATCTCCGACGCCGAGGCCAAACTGCTTGACTACAATGACGCCTTAGCAGCGGGCGCATTCGCCGCCAACGATTCGGCAGCGTCAACGGCAGAGGCAGCAGAAGCCGAAAGAGAACTGGCGGCACAGCGTGAAGCTTCGATAGCCCAGATGCAACAGTTGGCGGAACGCGCCGCCGAAATAGCAGCCCAGTCAGCCGAACGTATGCAACAAATCATGGCAGATAGGGCGCTGGCCGACGAACGCGCCGAAGAAGACGCCGCCCTCAGGCGGCAGTTTGAACTCGAAGACTTCAACGCCCGGCTGCTTGACATTCAAAAACGCGGGCAGGAAAACATCATCAAAACCCGCGCCGACGCGATAGAACAGGAACGGGCAAAAACGGCCAAGCTGTTTGAGAGCGTGGCGAAAATCGCTACTGACTTACGCTCAAAAGAACTTGACATAGACCTCAAATACCACAAGGCCGCGGCTAAGGCACATGAAGAATATACCAAGCGCCGGTTGCGGGCCGAAGAGGATGCACAGGATGCCCTGTTTGACGCCGAGCAAGCCAACAACGTAATCCAGTTTTTGCAGGCTCAACGCACCGCCGAAAAAGAGCGCACCCGCGAAAGCCAAGACCATAGCGACGCGGCAAGCGAACGGCAGCAACAACGCGAAGAAGACCTGCAAGCAGCGCGCCAGGCGGCAATCGAAAAACGCGCCGAATACATCAAACAACACCAGGAAGAAATGGAGGCGATGAAAATCGCCACTGCCGAACGTATAGCCGAAACGCAGGCGGGCATCGCGGCCCAGACCGCGGCGGAAGAGGCAGCTCGCGCCAAACGGATGGAACGCGAAAAAATCTGGGAAGACATCCGGACGCAACGGCAGGAACAAGACCGCCAGATACAGGACGAACGGCAGGCAGAGGCAACCCGGCGGCAAATCGCCCGGATACAGGACGAAATCAACGCTATCAACGTGGCGACGGGCGCGGTGAAACAACTGTCGACGGCAACCAGTCGGCTTGCTGCATTAGCTGCCCAATTAGCCGCCCGCGCACGTTCGGCGACAAGCACCGGTTCAAGTACCCGTGATTTATTCCGCGGCGTTCGTGAGTCTGTTGACATCATGCGCGGCGGCGGCATGACCAATGCTCGCGTCGATGCAATCAACGAACAATTACGGGCCGGGCGTAGCAGTCACCGGATAACGGCATTTGCCAACGAGGGCGTCGTAACCCGCCCGACGGTGGCGATGTTAGGTGAACGGTTAAAAACCGGGCAGGCCGAGGCTGTCGTGAAGTTTAAGATGTCCGAAGGAATTCCGGCGCGATTTACTCAACCGTCTGGTTCTCGAAAGCCGGTGACGGTTGTTTACAACCCGGTGTTCAGCCCGATGGTAGGCGACATCGCAACCGGCGCGGAGGTGTCGGAAGCGTTGCAGCAGTACAGCGA